TTACTTAAACCAAATTAAATAATCGTTTACCACAATAAGCACATCTTGCCGTTCTTATATCTTCCGGGCAATATATATGTTGATCAACACAAGTGCAATATTCTTCTTCTACTGGATGGCCGATAGATTTAAGCTTTTCTTCTTGATTATCATCGTCTATATCCATTATTTCTTCGTTCATGTATCTCTCCCTTTTGATAACTCGTGAGGATATAGGGTGGGAGTCGAACCCACTACTTTTAGCTATCTCATACTTTTTGGCAATTACCCCATATCATTTGAGAACCACCAAACGAGCTCCCGAAGATGGTTGCGACCCTATTCTTGCTCATTACTCTTATCCCATACCCCTCATAAGTTATCAAGTTGTTAAGTTATCCACAATTATTTATTGTTATCAATAGTATAAATCTGACCATTTTATTTGTCAATCATTTTGTTTTATATTGCTTTATCTAAGCATAATAATATTGTGCGACTCTTGCCTTTTTTATAAAAAGACGACCAAATGGTCGTCTAATTTTGTATTTATTAGCTAGTTAGTGAGAGTCCAGTCGGTTTCTTCGCTGTTTACGAAGGCTTAACCGGACTCTCGAAGTAGCAACAGATACAAGCGTATTTACAGCCGGAGCAATCATTCTCCTTGTTTCGACAATGACGATAATAGTGAATATGGTATGAACCTTCGCAAGCACGATGAATGTGCATTGGTCTGAATGATCTGTTCTTATTTCGATTTTCCTTCCACTTCTTTGGCCAGTAATAATGGTGATGAACCCAATCACCCTTTGGATAGGGTTCTTTCCCGTGTAGTTGCTGGAAACATACAAGGCATCTCATCTCGTCAGTCCGATTCAAGATGTTGCTTGATGTCAAGAACAGGCTTGATCCGCCAAATCATGATTGTCTTTCCGAAGGTTGAATAGAACCCCATATCTTCAATGACTCCGATAATATGAAAATGTCTTATGATACTTCTTGCCAAAGCATCAATACCGAAGTCATCATCGAGTTCTATGACTGCCACAATCTCTGTTGTCGTTGTATCTGTTGGAAGCAGTCTGTCTGGTGTTATTCTTGAATTGCAGTCCACCTTAGACCACCTCCTATCAAGGTTCAAAGCTTTATAGGCTTAATTGAGGGCAAAAGCCCTCTCAAAACTTACAATTTCTTTAACCAGTTAGTAACAGCATTAATGAATCTCTTGAACACTTCGTAAAAAGCAACAGCACCACCAAAAAATAAGACAATATCCGAAACGTGGCTGGCTACTAAACTTTGATCGGCAAGAGTTCCATTTCCCCAAGCAGTCAACACCACAAATAGAACAGCAAGACCAAAAGCAAACCATTTAGCTGTTTTGTTTGTAACAGGAACAACGTCAATTGCTTTAGCCGCCTGAGTTATAAGTGCAATTACAATAGAAACTGCCGGTAAAATAAGATATAGTGACTCCATTTAAATCACCTCCTTTCTTATTTATTTAATGCTTTTTTAAGAACATTTAAGATTTGTTCATCAGTAATGGCTAAACCAGTATTTTTTTCAAGCTTCTCTAATCTACTTTCTGTTTTTCCTTTAAAACTTTCTGGATAATGTCCATCTTCGCCAAAAATCTCTACATCATGCTCCATTAATCTTTTTTCCCAACTAGATGATAACATCGTTGTATCTCCCTTCCCCCAGTCAAACGTGGCCGGGTCTAAAAAATTATTTATATTATTGATATTGACGCTTCCTTTTGAAATATCCGTATGAAGATGTGGTGCAGTTGATGCTCCAGTAGTGCCGACATATCCTATTACATCTCCCTCATTAAAATTACCACTTTTAAACGCTTGATTTCCGTGCATCAACCTAATTACTATATTTTTTCCAGTAGGATAAATTGTTGCCATGTTACCAGATTCACTTCCCAACGAAGAAACAACTTTACCTGTAAAGGGCATATAAATAGGTGTTCCGATTGATGCGATTTTATCTAAACCGAGATGTGGTTTACCCGATAGAGAACCCCAACCTAAAGGGTAAATTTGCTTGAAGAGAAATCCGTTTGCTAGATTGTCCCAATTTTTTAAAGGCTTCATCTATTTACTTTCTTTTTGTAAATATTTTTTCACTTCTTCTCTAATAATTCCCCTATCAGAACCATTTCTAATTTTCAAATAAGTTAATGTCTCTTGTGAGGCATTAATCGCCTTCTGAGTAAATTCAGTATTTTTATCTATTGTTGCATTTAGTTTTTCATAAGCTTCACAATGCCTAGTATCACTTTGATTAATCTGTTCAATAAAAGCGGTTTCTCTTTTATCTAAATGTCCTATAAATAACTTAAAAACAGCAATAAATCCAATAATAACTGCTCCTGCTATTCCTGAATATTTTAATAGTTCTGTTTCCATTATTTCCTTTTTTTATCTAAAACACAAAAATATTATCTCCTGTTATCCCTAATATAATTCTTCCTATTGCATACATATTACATCCATTAATTAGTAATTTATTAAGTGCTTAATAAATGTATAGTTAAAATACCGCTAAAATTTTTATTTGAACCAGATGTTTGATATCCCCAAAGTCCAATTGTTGTTCCGACAGTTAGATATTTAATTTCTGAAAAACAGAAATTAACAGAATTAACGCCACCATTATTTCCACTTGTATTTATTATCCCAGAACCATTAATATAAAAACCACCACCATATTGAACCGTGTCACCTGGTGTTGTTAGCAGTATTTTGCCTGTTATTATAAAATATCCATTTAATGGAACGGTATAAACATTTGAAGCAAAATTACTATTCGGATCGAAGTTTTCTGTTCCTAGTGTTATTTGTGCTCCTGCAGCTCCAGTTGCTATTGATGTTGCTGCACTAGACTCAGCACTTGCTTTATAAGGATTATCAACATGAGTTGCAGTTTTGATAGCATCATCTGCTATACCTGTTCCATCATTAAAACTAGCATCATTAGTGCCTAATATATTCCATTTAGCGGCACTTGGCTGTTCGCCATAAACTACCGACCACGCTGTATATCCCATCTTATGCCTCCTCTATTCTAAAGTCATCAATTATATTTCCGGTTTTTCTAACTTCTTTATTTAATCGTGTAATGACTTCTGCTATATCATTTTTTGTCGGTTTATTCTCTGTAATAATGCCTTTTTCTGCCTTAGCTAAGATACTACGATTACTACAAAGACATTCAAAGCCAAACTTATCATCGAGTCTATGTCTAAAAGAAATGATATTATTAGCTTTGGAATTACCCCAATCAGCAATATATTTTTGTTTTAACATCGGATCGTGATTTTCAATAATAGAAATCATGCCTGATTGTTTGCATTTAGTGCAAGTTACTTTTAAGTTAGTTCTATTCATGTGTGTTTTAATCATTTATTGCCTTTCTTTTAGTTTTCAAAAGTTTTTTTAACTTGTCAACAACTCTACTCTAGCCTTTCATTAAAAATTAAATATTTGAACTTATATTGATGTGATGCTTCCTGACTGGAGAAATACATTTTAGTCGAATCAACCCAAACCTCAGGATGAATTGACGAACCGAAAAATACGCCAGAAATAGGAATATCATAATATCTATCTCCAGCAGTAGCATCGCCAGTTGGATTAAAAAAAGCTAAAAATATTGGTATATATCTTAATCCATGAGTAATATTACCGGAATTAGTAATTAAAGCGGTGTTTGCATTAGCAATTGTCAAATTAGAATATTTACTAGACATTGACAGGTTTTGATCTAATGCACTTTCAATATCATTATTATCTTTAGACACTTTTAAACCATAATTTCTAATTGACGCAATACTAGATCCTGTTCCAGTAAACTTATCAATAAAAACAACTATCTTAAAAGTAAAAACTCTAGTGCCAGATCCAGCATGAGAAACTGTAATATAAAAATCATTAGTTGCTGGTCTGTATCTAACAGTTGATCCAGTCCAATTATAATCATCGGGCATATTAATTGTCCCACCCATAAGGGCCGGCCTGTATTTATCTCCTATCGTGCTTGATTTTACGAATGGAAAAAAAATAGGAGAATAAGTAAGAGGACTGCTAACTGTTGTCGTTCCCGATGTTGATGCTCCAGTTAAGGTAATAGTAGCGGTTAGAATTTCCTTAATCTTGAAATTTGACCATTTACTAGAATAAACTAGCTGTGTGACCCCTGCAGTCCTCACATCAATACCATCTTCTGATATTTTAATTCCATAATCCATTTATGCCGCACTTTCTGTTTCAGAAACATAATAATATATTGTATAGGTTGTAGAAGCTGAAGCAATTAATAAATCAAAAACAATATTTGTTGAATCAATATAACAAATAGCTAGCCCATTGCTTGGCAGAACTGCTGGAAATTGAAACCAAGCACTTGATTCTTCTATAAAGCCAATAACTACCGGTCTAAAAGATAATCCATGAGCAATCGTTCTCGTTCCATTTCCACTTCCATTAGTCGTAATTGTTGTTGACCTAACTTCACCTATTTTTAAGCATTTTCTTTTAGACGTTAAATATAGTTCCTCGTCTATTGCGGTTTCAACATTGATTCCTTCCTTTGATATTTTGATTCCATAATCCATTAAAAACCATCCAACTGATAACCAATTAAAATTCGTGCATCGCCATTTTCGTCAGTAATAATTATATTTTCGTCAGTAATGATGACGTTAGCTCCAGAAACAATTATTTTATTTCTATCATACTGAAATCTAATTTTTCCATTTTTACTTAACTTAATATCTTCATTTGATTTTATCTCGGCCATCATGTTCCTTTCTATGGTGCAATTATGTCTGTTCCACCTATTTCAGATACACCTATTCTGAAATATTTAGCTATTGTTCGTTTTAATAATTTAAGATTTTGCACAAAGCCACCACTAGGACTTAATTCTATTGATAGGCCGAATATTTGCCACCACCTACCAGAATAAGAAATCATATCACCTAGTTGTAAATCAGGCATGGCTTTAATAGTAATCTCTAGTCTATCTTCAGGAAAAGCCGATCTTTCCAGTATCATTTGAGCTAAACTTCTTGCATACTCTAAAGAGATAAAATCGTTTTCTACTTTATATGGGTGTGGCTGATTTGCTGTATATGATGAGCTTCTTTTTTCAGAAATATAAATTTTTGGTAATAGTTTAGCTGGCCTTCCATATACTTCAAATGTGGTAACATATAATGTTTTTGATGATGTATTTTCAAAAACTATTTTTGCATTCTTACTGAAACAATCAAAAGATTTTATATTAACCGATGAGGTATAATCAGTCCCCGTTCCGTCTTGATTGTCGGTAACAATATAATTTGATGTTGATCCTCCCTCTGTTGGTGTAGTAGCAAGATAAATAGGATCTTCAAAATCTATCCATTTTTCTGTTTTTGTATTTGGCAATAATTCCCAATATGAATCGAGAGACCAAATTGGTTGATCATCTTGCACCTCTCTTGGATAGGCCTCTATTTCAACATAATTAATAACTGTATCTTCATCGGGATAAATTACATCCAAGACATCGGAAGTATAAAGAGATTTAATAGGGGAGTCATAAGGAGAATTAGCCCAATGCTCTCTATTCTCAAATTTTAAAATACCATTTTCGTCTTGATAGAAATTAGCCATTTCCGCTTCGCATATTTGCTGAATATAATTGCCAAAAGTCTCGTCTTTTTCAAACATGCCAAAGGGGATAATCTGCGAACCTAAATCTAAATCATATTGACTTGTTGCAAATCCTGCATTGATTAGTAGTTGCTCAATTACCCAATCGCTTCTTTTAGAAGTAAACATTGAAGTATCGGCAATCTTTTTTTCCCATAAATACTCTAAAAAATCTTCAGCGTGAAGTTTTGCTGTGCCATCTTTAATATCAACAGTAGGACACCCACTAGTTAATCCGATAAACTGCATAATTGTATTAATTAATCCATCGCTTTGCTTAAATCCAGTCGCTATTTTAATTGGTCTCATTGGTAATAGAGAAGTGCCAATATCAGGATCAAATGACCTTGTAAATCTATTATCGTAATTATCCAGAGTAACATCAGCCATTGCCTTAAACATTGCACCAACTGGCTGAGTCATTTCTCTCTCATAACTGAGATTGATAACTCGACTGGTTTCATCATCATAGTCATATTTATCCCATTGGGTTAAAGCATCATTATTGCCCTTAATTAAATCATTCCCACCAATTAAAGAAACTCCAATAGTAAAAAAAGTATAAGCAGAGCTATAATTTTTTTTCCAAGAGATTAAAGTCCTTTGTTTGGGATGTCTGACCTGAAGTTTCTCGGTAGATGTAAATAAATCATCAGTTACTTGCATTTAGGCCTCCGTCAGAATAAGATCAAAGCTACAAAGATAACTATCTCCATTAACACTAAATCCTCTTTCCTCTAATGAGACATGAACCGAACCTGAGACTGAGTAATTAGTATCGGTGCAAGCAAAGGTTACTGGTGTTCCGTTGGCGATATAACTCGTATATTCACTATTTATCGTATTAAAATCACTAACCGGAACATCTTTATAGCTTAGTTTCCATCGCCTTTTATGATCACCCATATAATCTCTAGTAACTGAATTATCAAGCATTCTATGTTCTACATATTGATCTATTCTTTCCTCGACCATTTCATTTGGTCTTCGTATTGTCGTTGAGTTTAGTGTATATCCCATTTTAACCTCCAAGAACCTGTGCTACTGATTTATTTTGTGCTGATGCTATTTGTTTAAGTGATTCATAAAGTTCTTTAGCAACTTTTCTTTTCTCAGTTTCACTTCCGGCATAAACACCAACATTGAGATTGATGGTTACATTAGTATTGCCACCCATTCCTAAATTTTTATTTGGTATGATTTGTCCTGAAGTATTTGGAACAAAAACCTCCGCACCTTTTTCACCTACCAATATTGGATTTCTATTTGATACTGTTCCACCTTCAGCATAGGGTTTTTTAGCCCATAAAGCTTTCATTTGAGCTTTATATTGAGCTTCATTAATTTTACCTTTTTTATATTTTTCAATTAAAATTGTTTGTTCCGTTCCAAAATCCTGAACCTTTGCAAGCCTATTAGTGTTGGCAACCAAATCATTTGCTGCATCATTGGCTTTCTTAATTTGAGTATATAAATAGTAAATCGAAGCGGCTGCTGCCACGCCAAGACCAACCGACATAACACCGGCCAATAATCCTAATGAAGTTGTTAATGCTCCACTTAGACTAATAGCTACGGACATTGCCTTTGATACTGCCATAATTGCACCTGCTATATTTCCAGCAACAATAGCGACCTTAAGGGCAACATAAGCTCCAATTACTAAGTATAAAGCGTTCTTATGTTCAATAAAGAATGTAATAACACTTTGCATGACCTTACCAATAGTTGAGATTGTTGACATTATTTCTTCACGATGGTCTATAACCCACTTTAAGAAATTTTGACCGGTAATAACTAATTTATCGAGTGCTTGGCTTATATATTTAATAATTGCTTCTCTGTTTTTATCAAACCATGTTAGTAAAATATTGGCGGCCTGTGAAAGTTTATCAAAAAAGCTTCCTTTAACAATATCACCTGTTTCTTTCATTCCCAAAGCTTCTCTGGCTACTCTACCAATATTATCTTTCAAATTAGAAAAAACACCCGATAAAGTTTTACTTTGTTTATCCATCAATCCACCGAATTGTCCACCAGATCCAGTCATGTTTTCAAAAGCTTTTTGCACTTCAGGAAAACCAACCTTACCAGCCTCTACCATGTCTTTGACTTTATCTTTAGTCGTCTTTAGAACTTTGGCTAATTCATCATAAATAGGAATACCCCTCATTGCGAATTGCATAATATCTCTTGTATAGGCTCTTCCCTGTGCTTTTAATGTTCCAAATAAATATATCATGTCTCCTATTGGAACATTAAGTCCAGCAGAAACATCTCCAAGCATTCTTATATTAGGTATTATTTCCTTTGCAGTAAAACCAAAGGCTAATAACTGTTTACCGGCATCTACCACCTCTGGAAGCTCAAAAGGAGTTTTAGCGGCGAAGTCACTTATTTGTTTTAACATCCCTTGAGCTTCTTTAGCACTACCGAGCATTGTTTCAAAAGCAACACGATTCATCTCATAAGAAGCTGCACTTTTTACCGCAAAACCTAAAGCAGCAGTCAATGAAGCTCCTGCAACAGTCGCAACCTTAGTAAATCCAGAAATTACACTATTAACTCCGCTATCAAGTTTCGATAGCGAACTGTTGAGACCCTTTATTTGAGATGAAGCCCGATCTTGAGCTGTAATTAATATTTGTAACTTTGAATCAGCCATTTTTATTTATTTCCTGATTTTCCTTAAATGCCTCTATATCCATTATTTCTAGGTTTACATAAAATTTTTCTAATGGTTCTTCTAACATTTCGGCATTGGATAAATGAAACTTTTCTCTATATCGGTATTCTATTAATTCATCTGGTAACGGACTTCCATGTAAAATGGAGTTCTCCAATGCCTCAATTAGTTTGGGTTTGGTTTCCCAATTAATTGATCAACAACATAATTTATTATTTCAACCGGTAATTCTATTAAATCCTCTTTTTTAACCGCAAACTTGCCCTCGCCACCATTTGCAAAACCTTCAATAAAAAGAGACTTCATTATATCTTGAAGAGCATTAATTCCTTCATCAATAGCCTTTTCACTATCTTTTTCTTCTGTTTGCACCGATGCTATTTTCTTAATTTCTTTATAAGTTGGTGCTTCAAATGATAGATAACATTCTTTCCAATCATCACCAAACTGTTCAAGGCTAATTTTTTTTACTAACCTGAATTTTCCCATTTTATTTAACTCCTTTTATGTTAATAACTTGCAACCATATTGGTTAAAACACAAGTCGAGATAGCAGCTAGAGCATTTGGCAAATCAGCGTAACAAGTAAATGGTATGGTCTCTTCTTGCAGTTTATTAAGGTCGCTATCCTTCTCCCATTCGTGGAAATGCACTTTTGGAAATTGCATATTAAGTTCTGTCTTTTCAGCATTGCCAATCGTATCGGGATGTAAGAAATTAATTTGAACTGCTTTTTGAGTGCCTGCAATCATGTAATTTCTAAATGTATCATCAGATCTGTCTATTACAATCTCGCCAGTAATATTAAATTGCTGATTAATGACATCTAGTGGCTGAACTGTGCCAAGAGCATTTTCTATTTCCGTGTTTTTGGTAAATTTCAATGTCAGGCTTTTTATATCAAGAACAGTAGCAGCAGCGAGACCGGCAATATCAGCCGCAACCTTAACCGAAACATGCTGTGCTAAAAATTGCTTACCTAATGAGGTATAGTCCTTAGTTTTTGTTGTCCACCCTCTTCCACCCCTTGCTTTAAGGTCTAATTCATAGTTTACAAAATCATTAGGTTTTACATTAATCGCAAATGAGTCAATCATAGACATCGGAAACAGGTAAGCTCCATTAGGATCATCGAAATAAGTCGATAGAGAAGCGTGTTGATTTGATTGTGAGAGGCTATAAGTATGTTCATAGACTGCGGCCTCACCTCCGGCCAAAGCACTCGTTACAGAGCCTAATAATGCCTTTAAAAAAGCGCCTAATATTTTATCATATAATTGAGCAGAGATTGTTCCTTCGGCTTTTTGACCTACTACATAATGCTCGCTAAACTCTTCAATCTTACCCAAACCTTGATCTGATTGCACGAAATCTGTCTTTTGATCAAAACTAATACTTGCGAATGGACTAAAATATACTGGATCTGTAACAGCTCCCCTTGTCGCCTCAACCGCTACGCCTAAATTACATCTTCTTCCTATGAACTTACTCATGTCTAACTCCTTTTATCTTCCTATATATTATGTAATAAACCTTTTGTGAGCTGTCAAGAACAAGGAAACTTTTCTAGCATAACCAGCATCGGTTTCAACAAAGACCGGCTCATCTGAATTAGCTGGTAAAGTAAAATCAATTGAATCTGCACCATCCAAATTATATGTGTCTTCAATCCGATCAATAATATCGGTCACGACATCAGCTATATGTGATTCTGCCCTATTAATAGCATCTAGGTTTTCTAAATCTCGACCACATTGTTCCAAAATATCAATCTTAAAATTAACGCTTCTCTCGTTTTCTACATTAGATGCCGCCTCACTTGAAAGGCCATTAAAAATAACACAAACAGCCGGATAACCTTCAAATTTAGTCGCTGGATAATTTTTAACCACTTGCACTTTATCAGATTTGCTGATTACTAAAACAAGACCTTTTCTAATATCATTTACTAGGCTCATTATGCCAACCTTTCTGTAATTTTATCTAATGCTTCTTTAAAGATTCTATTGATCGCTAGTTTATTATCATTAACTGCATCTTCCATAAATGGTCTGCGACCATATTTCTTAGAAGTTGATAAGCCCTCATGGGGATAAATAGCATAATCAACATTTGGATAAATCATTACGCTTAATGCACCTTTTCTCTGCTCTATCCTGTTAAGCATGTGGGTATCGCGACTTTTCCCTTCTGAATATGGTCTCTTTTTATAAGGATGACCAGAACCTCTAATATTACTTTTAACTGAACCGAAAACCAATGAGCCTGTTGTATCAATGGCTCTTTGAATAATAGGAGCAGATATTTGAGGGTATCGCCTCAAATTATTCTGTAATTGTTTTAATCCTTTAATTTCTACTTTGATTTGCATTATCTTTTCACTATTACTAATAAAATATATTGAGTTGAGCCAAAATCCATAATCTCAACTGCCCTGACTGTATATTCATCACTTCCCTGTATGACTAGATCTCCCTCTTTAGCATATCTAACTGAGTTGTTTAATTCTACAAAACACTCATAAACTTGGCCTAATTTATCAGAATAAAGCAACTGCCGATCAGGACTTGGTTGTTGAATGTTAGCAACATAACTTGTTGAAGTGGCAGAATAAGCAGATCTAAGTGTTCCGGTTATTTCTTTTAGCCTTCTTATTCTGATTGATTTATCTAGGAAGTATTGCATAGAACCCCCTAGACAGTAATCATTCTATAAAACTGTAATATATCGAAGACACCGGCTTTTTTAAATAAATCGGCACTCGAATCTTTATCATAAGTTACTGAATAGCGACCAAGTGTTTCGGATTTAATGCCCTCTGTTTTTCCTGCATTTTTATAAAGATAAGACACAAGTTGACCACAAGCTTCCTCTAAGTCGTGAGGAATTGTTGCATAACCTGCTATATATGTCACTCGATAATTTCTAGTTCCCCTAACAAACCCTCTCGGAAAATAGATCATTCCCGAATCAGATGACTCTAAAATATAATCAGAAGTATCTACTTGATCAAAATCGCTTGCTGAATAGTCACTAGAAGTTCTATATTCTAACTTAGTGATAGATGTAACTGGAAAGTGTTTTAGATTTAAATAATGAGTTCCACTTCCGTTTACTTCCTCATCGGTATAAGTCGTTTCCTTAAACCTTCTATTATTGCAATATTTTTCTATTAAATCTGTGGCATAGTTAATATAACGAGTTAAAATATTGTCTTTACTGGCATCAGAAATACCCAAAGACTCTTTAACATCATCGAGAGCTATCAAAGCGTAAGATTCTAAAGTTTCAGGCATTATTTAATCCTATATTTACTCTTAGGTTTAGAGACCATCATTTTATTTTCATAATCTTTGAAAAACTTAATTAAAACAGCCACACCCTTGTCAATTAAGGTGTGAGCATGGTTATTTTCAACAGTTTCAATTTGTCCGTATTTTTTATCTTGATAATCTTTAATGTATTTTATTTTCTGCATAATAACCTCTTTAAATTAGCCTGTGGTCTCGCCTTAGTTTATTTTTTCCCCAAGATCCCCACTCAAGTCCGGCTAAAGACATATATCATTATGGATATTCATTTCTTATACGCTTGTGATTGTCGAAAGAGCCTGTGTATTGGTCAACTCACCATCAATTCTTTCCTCGACACGAACCCAAATAAGATTATGCTCGAAGGCAGAATTAGATGCAACAGTTGCTTCATCGCTGACTTTCATACCGATACCGCCTTTTGTAGCGATCCAATATTTTGAGAGGTCAACAAAGAAAATAGTTTTACCAGCACCATCGTATTCAATGATTGGGCGACCTTTTAGAGTAGCCAAACCATCTACTAGCAATGTATCAGAGTATATTGGTCTGTTTTGGCTATCAACTAAGTTAGAAATAACTCCAACTGATGCAGTTGACATAATCCAAACACCATTTCCTCTAATTTGCTGAGGCAATCCTAAATAGCAAGTATTGATGTGAGTAAATGACAAAAGACCACCTGCGGCAACTGTCTTATTCGGAGTATAAGTAGAGATTCCTGTTGGTTGGTTTGTGCCAGAACCATTCAAGAACTTACTATCTTCTTCTTCAGCCAAAGCTTCAGTAAGAAGGCTCTGAATTAATTCAACAACCCCACCACTACCGACACCGGCAGTTGCATCCATCTGTAACTCTTCTGAGATACCAACGATTGCAGCAACCGAATAAGGAGTAAGAGAAGCTTGGTTAAATTCGGCTGTGGAAGTCGATTTAGAAGCTAACTCAGATCTCCAGTAGAGTTTAGGTCGTGAAATAAGACTGTTGTAATAGAAGGTGTCACCAAGTATAGAAAACTCTCTTGCTCGTTGTCTAATACCAGCACTCTGTCTGATGTCGGTTACAAGTTCTTTAGCCCAACTAGACTCAACCAAATAGCCACCAAGACCATTTGTTCCTTCGGCCATAACTTGTAATTTCTGCACATCATTTTCAAAAAGAGCCTTAAACCACTCAGATTTCATTTGAGCTTTAAGGTTGTGGTATTCGTCAACTTCTTCAGCAGAAAGCTTATTATACTTCATGGACTTAGCTAAAGCTTTCAATCGAGACATATCGCTGGCCTTAATGCTATCAACTTCACCCTTATCGGTAGAAGTGATTTTAGGCCTATTGATTTCATCAACTTTGTCTTGAAGCATTTGGAATTTCTCCATAGACTTTGCAGCGATTTTTTTAGCCATGTTGTCAGCCCATTTTTCATCGGCTTCATCTTGCTCTTTATCGCTATCGGTCTTGTCTTCTTCAACTTCGTCTTTGATGTCTTCCTCAAGTTCAGCTAATTCCTGCTTTTCCTCATCGGTAGCAGATCCATCTTCAACTTTCTTTCGTAAGTCTTTTAGTTTACCCATTCTTTTCCTCAATTAGCAGATCTTCTGCTAATTTATGCATTGCTTGAAGTCTCCTGCGTCTGCTGTTTTTGACAGCCTTATCACTAACTTCAATCGACCCTTTATTTGAATTGACATTAGGAGTAGTTATATATTTTATACCCTCCAAAATGTCATCAATTTTCTTATTTAAATTAACCAAATCATCAGATAATTTTTTTATTTCGTCTGAATTTTCTACCTTATCCTCTTCTTCATCATTTTCCTTTGGTTTTGGTTTGCATCGTTTTTCAACTTCGTCTTCATCTAAACCAAAAGCTTTGCTAACAGTAGATGCACTAAATCCTTTAGAAAAAGCTAGATTTAAAGCCTCTTGATTAGCTGGAACATTGACAATAGAGATTTCAAGCAATTTCTGTTTTAGATAACGCCTATCGTTCCAGTCTCCTTCAGATTCAACCGGTAAGAAACCAACTGAAGACGCTTTAATTACTTTGTCATCAACCAACTCGCTTATAAGCTTAGATAATTCACTTTTCTTATGAAAACTAGGAGTAAAGACTAAAGATTTTTTCCCATCTACTGTCTTAAATCCAACTTTAGAAGTGCCAATGGCCGGTTCAAAGGGATTGTGTGACCACAAAACAACTGGATTCTTTCTATACTCTGATAAATCCCAACCATCAATATTAATTGATTCTCCTTGCCTATCTACGACATCAGTTGAGGCAATAAAAACTTTTTCACCCTCTATTTCCTCTAGGTTTGCTTTTGTAAATAATCTATCAATTTTCTCTGGCATTTTAGACTCCTTATTTTCTATTTTTATTCTCTAAATGTTTTTTACTATCTGTCAAGAACTCTCTAGTCTTTTTCAACAACTGGTATGGTGGTGCATCTACAAGAAACGTGAAGCGGTGGTCTTTTTATGTTTTCATAAGTAACTGTTGCTCCACTTGGTAAAGAATCACCCTCATTAAAATAACTTTCACTTAATTTAGATACTTTACCTTCCATTGAACTACAATCAGGACAAACTCTTTCGTCTAAGGCTGTTAACCACTCCTCTTCTTTAACGCCACTTTTTGACCATACAACAGAGTTAGCATAATTAGTTGCCCTAGATACTTCCGTTACCGATATTCTTCTTGCCTGATAGGTTTTAATATCTCCAATAGCATCACTTACCCTTTTAGTAAGTTTTTGTCCGCTTTCTCCATTATTTAAGCCTTCGGTTAAAGAATTGGTTAGTTTTTCTCGAATAGTTTTAGTCATGCTCTTACTGAATTTTCTAATCTGACTTTTAATTTTATTAGCAATCACTTGATCAATTCTCATTGTCTCCTTAAGTCCAAGATATTCATAAGCCTTATTACCTTGTATTGTGACGATTTCTTTAAAGATCGCATCAAATGCTCTAATAGAAAAAGTAACAGCATTGGCTTCATCAAACATTAATTCTGACGATGATATTTTCATCTTATCGTTAATATTCTGTTGGACTTCAGAAGAAATATACGGATAGATCTTTTCTTCCATGATTTTTTCAACTTTAGCCTCATATAAATCAGAATTGGCTATTTGGACTTTCCAAAAGTTCTCTTTTCTTTTAAGTTTTCGTTGGTCTTTGCGTCTTTTGAGCAATGCCTTTTTTATCTCTTTTTCAATCTTTACTTGATTCTCTTTCAGGGCGTTGGCCATAGATTTTCTTCTTAAATTTCTATTATTGAGTCTTCTAATTTCTTCGCTAAAGTCTCTCTCTGGCAAATAATCCTTATAGCTATTTCCTTTATGTTTACCCCTAACAGTAACATAGCCCTTTCCTTGTTGATCAGGATTGTTGTCGGTAATAGGACTAACATTTAAAGGTAGGTAAAGCACATCTCCTTCAGGGATAGGGTCTAAGCCTTTCTTTGCTCTAGCTTCATTAATGGTGTAAACCAAGTTAGTAAGCTTGCTTAATTCGTCATTTAAAAGCTCAACTGCCTCAGGGATAGGAGACTCGTAAGATAAAAATAGATCTTCACCATAAAGAGGGACTAAAAACTCATTCAACG